CTTAGAACCGAGAACTCTTTTTTCTATGACCTCGGAACGCGTATGCAATTAAGACCGCGCGGAGGGACTATCTCAACGACTACCACAGCCCAAATAGACTTCAAATCGTGGTATTTGTTAGTCAATGCGGCATCGTCAGAAGCAGCGGTAAATGACCAAACACCAGTCGTGGGAACAACAAATGCTATAACTGTCGCAAGGCTCAGGATTGGTCTTCGGGGTGCGTCCACTTATTTCACGGGTTATTTTTATGAACTGGTTATATATCCATCAGACGAGTCAAGCAATCGAACGGGAGTAAATTCCAATACCAACACTTTCTACAGCATCTATTAATATGTTTATCTTTACACACTATGAGTAACTATCTAATCGTACCTCCCGAAGGAGGGCTTACATCTGAGGAGCGAGCAGCAGCTATCTCACGTCAGTTGTACTGTATCACCCGTCCAGAATCTATCCAGAACCCTGACGAGGCAAACTTCAATCTATTCGGCTCTGTCATCCACCCTACTACAGGGGAGGCGGCGCTATCGATTATTTTAGATTGGGTTATCTATGTCAACCCAGCGGTAGATTTGACGGAGCTACAGCTTCTATTCCCGCTGATGCCACAAGCAGAGATGGACGCGCTTACTACGCTTATCACCACGTCGCCTACGGTTCTCTTTGAACAGATTATCCCGACCGAGTGTACGGTCCACGACCAGGCATATATGGAGGCCAACGGATGGTTCCCACCAGAGCCTGTAGAAGGAGATATCGAGGACGCTGTATTAATTGAAGAGTAATGTCGCACCATACGTACAAATTTGTTGACGCCTCGTTCTGGCTGGCCTATACCAACCCAGAGGATATCTTAAGCAACCCGCGTAATAACTACGGGTACTCTGCTAAAGGCGAGATTACCACGGGGCAGAAGTACCTAGAGCTTTTCGAGACCGAAGAGGAGATGGCGGCCTATATCGACCTCATCACCAATACCCCAGGCTGGTATTACGAATGCCTTAACCGTATCCCATACCCGCCTAACCCTAACGAGTGGGAGTGTCCTGAGCCTATTGACTATTCTTCTCTTACTGATGGAATGTAATTCTACAGTTGGACGCGATGTAAACTTTCTATTGATTAGAAAAAATGGGAATCGAAATCGACAAGGATACCAAGCTGTCATTAGGGATAAAAGACCTTATCAGTTTAGGGGTAGTACTGTCGACTTTTATTGGGATGTACTTTACTCTGAAGAGTGAGATAGCCGAAGCGAAAGAGCTTCCCGTTCCGCAGGTGTCATCTGTAGAGCTTAAAATTCACGATGAACTTATTGATAGCGCTATTATGTCTACTAGTAAAGACGTAACCGTGCTTAAAGAAGATATCCAAGAAATAAAGCAGGTCCTGCAAAAGTTAGACGACCGTATCTATAAATTAAGTAACAAATAAAATGGCAAAGTCTGTTGTAAGCGTTAAGTCTGACTCTACTTGCACTAAACGCCCTGGTATACATTCTAAAAACGCTAGCCGCTTAAAGAAAAGTAAAGGGCGTAAAAAGCCCTATCGCGGTCAAGGCAAATGAGAGATATCAATAAGATTATTGTCCATTGCTCGGCTACTAAAGAAAACCAAGCGTTTTTTGCCGATGATATCCGCCGATGGCATAAAGCCCGAGGGTTTTCTGATATAGGCTACCACTTCGTTATTAACCTAGATGGCGTAATTGAATACGGTAGAGACTTAAACCTTGCTGGAGCTCATTGTAAAGGCCATAACGAGGGGTCTATTGGTATTTGCTATATAGGAGGTCTTGATAAAGACGGCGAACCTATGGACACCAGGACCGATGAGCAGGTCGATTCTCTTACGATGCTTATATGTACTCTTAAGCGATTGCATTGCAATGCAGCGGTTCACTCTCACAATGATTTTTCTAATAAAGCCTGCCCTTCATTTGACGCAACAGCAGAGTACCGATGGGCGTAGACGAAAAGAAAAAGTTCCGCGATACCAAGATGGGGGAATGGCTTAAAGCCAAAGCTCCAGATATCTTACGTGTTGTAGGCGATGTAGTCCCTGACGCGGGCGTTTTAGGCATCATAAGCCGACTTATAGACGACGACCCTAAGCTAGACCCTGCTGAGAAAGAACAGGGCCACAATCACCTTAAAGAGCTTTATGCGTTAGAGGTGTCCGACAGGGAGTCCGCTCGCAATCGCGAGGTAGAGATTTCCAAGACTCGGAATTTTGACATTATGTTCAACCTAACGGGTATGATTGGACTGGGTTCTTTTGCTTTTATTATATATGCCATTGTGTATTTAACCATTCCAGAACCCAATAAAGAGGTCTGGATTCACCTTATCGGAATTACTGAGGGTATCGTCTTGAGTATCTTTGGTTACTTCTTTGGAAGTGCTGTAAGGAAAAATAGAGATTGATTACCTTTGAAAGATAAACCCCACGATTATGCCTAAGATTAGCACATACGGAACCGTTACACCTAGTCCGTCTGACCTGATTGTGGTTAGCGACGCGAATGACTCCAACGCCACGAAGAATATTACAGTGGGTTCGCTTACCGCAACAGCTTCGCCTTCTAATTTTATTAATGCTTATAACGACGGTTCTACACCTACAACTATTACCCTTACAGGGGGCTCTACTTGGGATAACGTAACGGCTCCTCTTACACTAGAAACTGGAGATGGGTTAATTGTAGATTTTCCGGATAACTATAAAATTACTAATAACACTTCTGGAAGTCTCACCTGTAGTATACAGGGGGCAGTTACAGTTACTGGCCCAACCAATGCTGAGTTAATGGTAGCATTTAATGTTGGAGGAAGTACTGTTCTTAGCGCAGAGTCGGATATTACATTAAGTAACGCTTCACGTCCATCAGAAGCATCTATAATTTCCATTAAAAATATAGCGGCTGGGGAGTCTGTCTATTTTCAGTTTAAAGGGACAGCACAAGACGATATAGTTATATCTCATCTGTCTTTGGTAGTTATATCTATCTAAGCTATGCTTATCCGTAAAATTTCTATAGGCCCTGACTATAAGTCGGCTATGCACTATTTGCTAGGGCAGGAAGTTTTAGGGGGTAGCTATAAAATTCACCTCATTAAAAGTGAGGTTAAATCAAATTCAATCCAAATATGGATAGAGCGCAACGATGAGGTAGTTCTGTGGAAACATTTCTCTCATTCTATGCCTGTGTCCGTAGAGTATAACATTAACTTTTAATGAGGTCACCAGACGCATTTATAGTTCAGCCACTTAACGATACCAGATACGATAACATAAGAGAGCTAGGCGATGTAGAGTTCATCGTAAACTCCTCTCAAGAAGACCATAGGTTTTCTAATCGTTACGCTATAGTAGAGGCTACCCCCATTTCTTATACAGGTCCTATTTCTAAAGGAGATACCCTACTTGTCCATCATAACGTATTTAAATACTATTACGATATGAAAGGCGTTCAGAAAAGTGGGCGTAGCTACTTTAAAGACCAGCTATTTTTTATCGAAGAAGACCAGTTTTTCTTGTACAAGAAAGACGACCAATGGAAAGCGCACGGTAAGTACTGTTTTGTAAAGCCAGTAGAAGAAAAAGCGTCGTGGATTAAAAAGTTCGTTAAAGAAGAGCCTCTCTTTGGGACTCTTCGCTATAGCAACGAGCAGCTAGAAAAATTAGGCGTTAAAGAAGGCGATGAGATTTCTTTTACCCCGCAAAGTGAATATGAGTTTACCGTCGACGGGGAAAAGCTTTATCGTATGTATACTGAGAACATAACGATGGTCTTATGAATATAAAAGAGCTTAAACTAGAGATTATAAAAGCAGGCTATAGAGCTGTGGAACAGCTTATTAAAGTAGCTAAAGAGGATATTATAAAGCCTGATATCGAAGACGAGCTAGCGGCCGATAGGCTTAAGAATGCAGCGGCTACTAAAAAACTGGCTATATTCGATGCTCTTGAGATACTCAATAGAATCGAACAAGAGAAAGAAAATTTAGAAGCAGCTGAAAAACGCGGCGACTCATCTACCAATACCAAGCAAGGCTTTGCAGAACGACGGTCAAAATAATCTCCTTACCTACCTTACTGACATTGTCTCTCCTGCGGCTATGTCAGCAAAAAATAGGGGTAAGACCTGGGAATATGGCTACAATGAAAAGTATGATTTTGTCGTTATATCCAAAGATGGAACTGTAGGAGATATCGTAGATATCCAGGGACTTCGTATTGCACTTCCCGCTAAAGTTAAAGAGCCGATACAGCGTAGTAAAAACCAAAAAGAGCAGTATTGGCAGCCGCTTCAATACCCTAAAGAACTCTCTCGGATTAAGACCATCTTCCAGTGGAACGAAATGCCTACCGAGTTTAAAGACAAGTGGGTAGATTTTATAGAAGAGGAGTTTAACCGTAGAGAGAACGGCGTGTGGTTTATGAATAACGGTAAGCCTACGTATGTAACGGGGTCTCATTATAGCTACCTTCAGTGGACTAAAATTGACGTAGGTCTACCTGACTTTAGAGAAGCCAATCGCATATTCTATATTTTTTGGGAAGCGTGTAAGGCCGACGCCCGAAGTTTTGGTATGTGCTACCTAAAGATTCGTCGTTCAGGATTTTCTTTTATGGGTTCTTCGGAATGCGTTAATATCGGTACGTTAGCTAAAGACGCGCGTGTAGGTATCCTCTCTAAAACGGGTTCTGATGCTAAGAAGATGTTTACGGATAAGGTCGTTCCTATATCGGCAAACTATCCGTTTTTCTTTAAGCCTATCCAGGATGGTATGGACAAGCCAAAGACCGAGCTAGCCTACCGTATCCCCGCCTCTAAAATTACCAAGCGCAATATGTACTTGGATGAGGATAACGAGTTAGATGGTCTTGACACAACGATTGATTGGAAGAATACATCAGACAACAGCTATGACGGAGAAAAGCTTCTATTGCTGGTACACGATGAGAGCGGAAAATGGGAAAAGCCAGAGAATATCCTTAATAACTGGAGGGTAACGAAAACTTGCTTGCGACTGGGTAGCCGTATCATAGGTAAGTGTATGATGGGTTCTACTTCTAATGCGCTGAGTAAAGGAGGGGGTAACTATAAAACGCTATTCGCTCAATCTGACGTCAGTAACCGCAATGCCAACGGCCAAACTAAAAGCGGTATGTACAGTCTTTTTATTCCTATGGAATGGAATTTTGAGGGCTATATAGATATCTATGGGATGCCGATTTTTAAAACTCCTGCAATTGCATCTAAAGGCATTGACGGAAGTGTTATTAAAATTGGCGCTATCGACTATTGGGAGAATGAAGTGGCGTCATTAAAAAATGACCCCGACGCTCTTAACGAATTCTATCGCCAGTTCCCTAGAACGGAGTCACACGCTTTTAGAGATGAAAGCAAACAGTCGCTATTTAACCTCACCAAGATATATCAGCAGATAGACTATAACGACACGATGATTAAGGAACACTACCTTACTCGTGGGTCGTTTCACTGGCTCAATGGAGAGAAAGATACCAAGGTCGTTTGGACGCCCGAGCGTAACGGAAGATTTTTATTGGGATGGATACCTCCTGCCCATTTACAAAACAATGTCATTACGCGCAACGGGATGAAATTCCCTGGCAATGAACATATAGGGTCGTTTGGGTGTGACCCTTACGACATCTCGGGTGTAGTCGGTGGAAGAGGTTCTAATGGCTCTCTTCACGGGATGACTAAGTTTAATATGGATGACGCGCCGAGCAGTGAGTTTTTTCTAGAGTATGTAGCACGTCCTCAAACGGCGGAGATATTTTTTGAAGAAGTACTAATGGCCTGTATTTTCTATGGTATGCCTATTCTAACGGAGAATAATAAACCAAGGCTTCTCTATCATTTTAAACATAGAGGCTACCGAAGGTTCTCTATGAACCGTCCTGACAAAAAGTTTAATAAACTCTCTAAAACAGAGAAAGAGCTTGGAGGTATACCCAACAGCTCGGAAGACGTTAAGCAATCTCACGCTTCTGCTATAGAATCATATATTGAGAAACATATCGGTATAGATTTAGAAGGAACCTATCGTTCGGCAGGGGATATCGGGATGATGCCGTTTACTCGAACGCTAGAAGACTGGGCTAAATTTGATATCAATAACAGGACAAAATTTGATGCTACTATTAGTTCGGGATTGGCAATTATGGCGAATCAAAAACACGTATATCAGCCCGAAGAAAAGCAATCGAAAATATCTGTTACCTTTGCTAGATACAACAACCGTGGAAACATCAGCGAACTAGTTAAATAATGAGAGATGTTCAAGTCAATATAGCATCTACCTCGTTCCCTAC